CGACTCGGGAGTGTCAATACCGTATAAACGTACGCGACACTTATGATGAATATTAAAACCGAGATCCAGATCAGCGTCAATAGTGTCACCATCAACCACCCTAGTGACTTGGCAACTGTACTCATACATTATTTTTTCTTACGAGGTCGGCCTCTTTTTTTTGGAACTTTTGTGTAAGCTTCGTTTACGTCTGGAGTGCTAGGATCGTCAGCAACATATCTACCTTTTTTATTCCTAGCCCTAACAGTTTCCATCTCCTCTTTAAGAGGATTGGGTAGTTCTGCTGAACTAAGAGGCGTAAAAAAATGTACTACTTTTTTCCACCAAGACATGTTACTTCTTAAATTTAGAAACTGCTTTATTCCAAAGCTCAGGTTTGAATCTTTTTACAGACCAAGCCAAAACTACTGCTACTATTATTAATGGTATTAATATATCCATATTAAGCTCCTTTAAAATATGCAGGCAATCCAATCATAGGTCTACCGTCATATTTGTTGCTTTCGGCATTTTTGCCACTAGCATCATTATAATGCAAAAACACCTGTCCGCAATCTTTACCTTTGAATGGTTCACGCCAATGCTCAAGATCGCATCCACGATACATCAGCATATCGCCTGGTTTTAAGTTTACTTCTACGCCTTTTTTACCTTCTTCGCCTGATGGTTCTAGGAATATAGGCCAATTATCACCACCTAGATTCATAGTGGTAGATATCTCGCAAGAGTATCTATCTTTGTGCCTTTTTAACTCATCACCCTTTTTATAGATTCTAGCGTATGAATAAGTTTCAGTTAACTTAACACCTGACTTTTTTTCCATAATAGGTTTTACTTTTTGCAATAAAGTCTCCATTACGATATCGCTATAGTGCGAATAAGTTTCAGGTATCTGTTGATCGTTCCATACACCAAAGTATTCAGTAAATTGTGAAATATATTTTTCATCAAACAAATGTCTTGCTACTGCTCTTTTGTTTAAAAAGTATTGATAGCAAAAATTTGCTAACTCTGTTGATATAGCGTTTGTAATAACTTGGTATTTGTTTTTTTTAAAACTCATTTTTTCTCCTATCCAATATTTGCAACCATAACAATTCTTTGATCGTACATACCTGGTCTTTCTTGATAATGTTTATATTTACCATCAAAAATAATAGCTTTATTTTCTTTTGGCTCTGAATAATTTTTTTGATTTGCTTCATCTAAAACAATAGTCCTGCCATTTTCAACTGTATTTAAGTAAATAATTACTACTTTGTGAGGTAGCCCTAAATCAGTATGGGCTTGACTTGTTTTAATTTTAGTATGAAAGGTTAAATTTAAATTCATACGATAGACAATATTAAATTTTACATTATTGAAATCAAGTATTTCTTTTAAAATAAAATAAGCTGTTTCAAAATATGTAGAACCTATATTGCTAATAGGTATCGTTGGGGTTTCTTTGGTTCCTATATCAGGTCTACGCAAAAGAATATGACTAAAAAATGGCATATCTTGATGAGGAGATTCAGGAACTGTTTTATCATAATAAAACCAAGGCATTTTATCAGATAGTAAAATTTTTTTAAAATCTTCGTAATTGTCGGTAATTGGGTTTGTTAGCTCTTTTATCATCTAAATGGATATCCTAAATTCCAACACACTAAGGAGTGTCGTATGCCTTTGGTTACTGGCTTGACTCTATGCCAAACAAAAGATGGAAAGATAATCACGCTACCTTTCTTTCTAACTTCTTCACATATTCTTGGTTGTGAGCCTTCATCTGTGTTTCTAAAATCAAACTCTAAATCTCCACCTTCATATTCTTCAGAATCGGTTAAAGATAAAGTCATGCTAAGTTTTCTTAACTTACCATGTGTGTTTGGATTTTCAGGATAGTTATAAGGTTCTTCGTAAGAGTCGCAATGCCAATCGTAAAACTGACCTTTCTTGTATTCGGTGAACTGACAAGACTCTGACCAATCCCATTCAAAATTCCACCCAGCATTTGCATTTGCTTGATGTATATAAGGTTGTATTTCGTTGTATATCCATCTATCTGACATCCATACAACATCAGACTTTCTTTTCTTTTGAATGTTTTTAACATCTAATGTAGTAAGGTTATTAAGTTCAGCGTTACCTGTAAGAGCCATTTGTTTATCTTGTTCTTTGCCATAACGAACAATCTCATCACATATTCTTTCAGGTATGACTGATGGAAAGTACCAATAATAATATTTTAGATTCAAAATAAAACCTTCACATTTTTATATTTTTCTATAGCAGACTTAGTTAAATATTTTTCAATGTCATAATAATTTCTTTTCACTTTGTCTTCTCTAACATTATGATGAACTCCTTCTAAAACACTATCATCATACTGAGTCTTATTTATTATTAATTGATCTAAATTAGTAAACCTATGATCGTATGTTGGAATTTTTAAAAATTGATAAATTTTTTCTATACACTCTTTTGGTTTGCTTGAAAGCTCATCATAAGTAATTTTTATATGATCGTAATTATTTTTTAATATGTTATCTATTGCATATGAATAGTGTGCAGTCATGCCTTGAGTCATTTCAAAATAACATTCTTCATCTATATTTTCTTCTTTCCATTTTTTTATTTTAGAAAAAGAAGCCAGTATTTCAATGTAAGGCCTCTCTAAAATAATAAATTTTGGTTTTTGGGTAACATATTTTTTTATTAACTCTACATTTCCAGGCGTACCCCATGTGCTTCTGTCAATAATGTAATTGCTTTTTAAATTTTTATAATATATGTGTATAGATTCTTTTATTAAATTATCTAAAGAATCGTGGTCAGGAAAATTTTTAAAATGTTCTTTTTCTTTTAATTGGTCAAGGGTATTTAAAATATCCGTTACTATAGATTTTTGTGTAGCGGTAATGTTGAAGTTTTGATTCAATATAGAAGATAAAAGTGTATTTCCACACCTCGGCAAACCGCATAAAAAATAAATTGTTTTCATCTTCTCTCTCTTGAAAAGATAGTATAAGTTAGATGTGTTTTAAAAGATAGGTTGTTCTTAGCTTACCCACTCGTCAGCTTTGATTTTTCTAAATACGGTTCTTAAATCCCAAGCACTTGAGCCACCTAAAAAAGCTTCTTTAATTATAACAACACCAGAGCCACCAGCTTTGGCAGCGACACTGTTACCAGCACCGCCTCCACCACCACCTGTGTTTGCAGTTCCTGCGGCACCACCATTACCTGCACCGCCACCACCTGAGCCACCATCTCCAGCAGGAGCACTAATATCGCCACCACCTCCGCCTCCGCCACCTCTTGTGACAGAAGAACCTGTGATTGAAGAAGCTGTACCTGCTCCACCATTACCACCATCTTTAAAATCGCCTGGAGATGTGACATTCCTACTATCGCCACCGACTGCACCAGCTCCTCCGCCTCCGCCACCACCGCAGAGTGCGTTAGCTCCACCGCCACCACGATTTCCACCAGTATTACCTTGTGATGGACTTACAGGGGGTGTATTTCCTGCACCACCACCTGAGCCATTTGCCTCACTATTTCTACCACCAACTCCTCCACCTGAACCACCTGCAGTACCTGCTGTTTGGAATCCTCCTCCTTGACCGCCACCTGCTGAAGTGATTGAAGAAAAAACTGAATTTGAACCATTAGCACCAGCAGAACCACCAGCACCTACAGTTATTGGATAGCCTGTTGATGCTGAGACAGGAAAACTACTAGCAGTTCTATAGCCACCTGCTCCGCCTCCGCCCCCAACTGTACCACCACCACCTGCACCACCTGCAATGACTAAGTATTCAACTTCGGATGTTAATGCTGCTGTTGTTAGCGTTCCACTAGAGTTAAATGTAGTAATGATTTCTGCTTGAGTTGTTTGTATTGCTCCGATTAATCTAGGCATTAGTCCAATTACTCCCTTTCACCGCATCGTAAACTGCATCTAAATTCCAAACTCCTGAAGTATTCGTCAAAGATTCACTTTCAGGCTCTTTAATAATAACAACACCTGATCCGCCTGCTCTTCCTGTTTGTAGGTTAGACCCACCGCCTCCGCCACCAGTATTGGCTGTTCCATCAGTACTTGGTCTAGGGCTACCTGAAACGCTTTCTCCTTTTCCGCCTCCACCAGGACCAGCAGCTCCACCAGTAGCATAT